TCAGGCTGATCGCATTTCAGCCTGCACCAGTTCATGCATTTGAGAAATCGCGATTTTAATATACTCCTCCTGAGGTTTAAATCTCGACATGTGTCGAACGCAAACAACAGGAACAATTTTATCTTTGAATCGCCCAACGAAACCAAACGTTGTGAAATAACCCTTTGGATGGGAATACATCAATGTATCTTTATCGCCAAAATGCTTCAGTAACAGGCTTGCAGCGGAGAGTGATGACAGTCCGTTGCTGTGGACAATAATCAATTCCGGATACACAATGGTAGTGTTACTTCCTCAAAAAAAGACATTGAGTTTTTTATTAGCCCTTCCATTGTCTGGTGATGTTTGATGGCTTCCTGTTTTAAGGATTCTGCGTTTTCGGACCACATCATCAAAGCATTGGTGTAAACAACATCCTGCCAGTTATAACCCAGACTGGCTGGAATTTGCTGTAAACGTCTGGCCAGATGGGTAATCCCCCACGATCCCTGCGTTCCTTTTTCCACGTTTGAAACATCGGGTTCTTCATAATCTTTAATTATCGAGTTTGCATTTGATATGTGAGCATCCACCGCAGAGCCATTGAATCCCAGCATGATAAGACGCTTTCTGGCTGGAGGAGCCGCTAAAAGCTCAAATGCGTTATCAAAAGGTCTGCCGGGAAGATTGCTGAGATCAAACCTGGCTAATCCATCTAAAATAAACTTTTTTGTTATTTCCATATCACCCTCAATTCCACTGTTATGTCAAAGCTGTCTTCTGTTCTATCGAGGCGGTCTTTTCCTTACCCAAATCGCTTTGAGTTTAACCGCCACATTAGAGTCATTAAAATGGCTTAAAGAAAGGTCATCCTGGACGGTAAGCATTATCCTGATGAGTTTGTAATTAAATCGCTAAAACAGATTATTAATTGTGGCCATTCTGTTTACAGCGTGGCAACACTTACAGGAATGACTTTCCGCAATCTTAGGTCTGAATAAAGGCGTGGTCACTTTACCATACTGTATTGAGCGCGGGTACGCACATCCGACGCATATCACCTTTCTGCGCATGCAAAAAATCGACACGTTTATGGGTGTTTAGGGCATAAATCTGTCACAAAGGCTGAATCGGGACGGTAAGAATATTAGATAAGGGATTGATTTAACTGGTGCCGGAAACAGGAGTCGAACCTGCGACCTTCGCATTACGAATGCGCTGCTCTACCAACTGAGCTATACCGGCATTGAGGCGGGAACTACGGGGAGTAAACATAGAAAAATCGGGGGGATGAGTCAAGATGGTGCCGGTTAAGTGCTGCGTTTTTCAGCATCACCCGCGCTAGCCTTACGATTTTGACGTGGAAAAACCGCGGCGAACAGCGCCCTCTCGCGCCAAGCACAAAAAAAGGCGAGGCCGCAGCCTCGCCAAAAGGTGCTGGCCTCAATCGTAATAAGGAAGCTTACGATCGACACCGTTGATATTGACCAGCACAAAGCCCGTCGGCGTAGTTTTATTGGTCGGCGTACCTGCTGCCGTCGCGACGGTAAGCACGCCTTTCTCGTTAGCCCCAATACCCGCGACGCCATTGTGCAGGCCAAAGCGCGCCGCCGGTTTGAGGGTGCCCATTTTGGTGGTATCCGTCACCACCGAGAAATCAGGCTGGAACAGCGAGCAGGAGCCGGCTTCAAAACGCGTCGGACCGGTGGTCTTCAGGTTAATCAGCGTGTCGCCGCTGTTGGCGCGCAGCTTCACCCATACCACGGCATAAGTGGTGCCGACGCGGCTGTAGCGAATATCCAGCACCGCCGGCTGCCCCATATGGCAGGCGTCAGCCCATACCGTTTCCAGCCGCTGCAGGTTAATACACGTTTTACCGGTGCCCGCCAGATTGACCGGCGAGGCGGCCGTTCCGGTTGGCTGGGTGGCGTGGGCTTTACCAATCAGCTCCATCACCCACTGCTGATTTGCCGTCGGGAAGAACAGCTGGCCGAGGCGATACCAGTTATCGGTGTCGGTATTGTTGGTGACTTTGTGGCCGCTGTAATAGCCCGCGCGGAATGAGCCGATGATCAGCGTGCCGGCCATATCGTTCGAGATCTTAGCCCCGGACTGCAGGCCAATCTGGCGCATGATGACGCGCGCATTATTGAGATTGAACGGCGTGCCGCAATCCTCAATGTTCAGCGTATCAATGCTCCATGCACCGTCCGACAGATCGCCCGGATTACGCATGTGCTCAATCCACACGTTACGCATGATGCCCTGCGTCACGCGCGGCATGTACAGCGTGGCGTCGCCGTAGCGGGTCAGGAAGTTACAGTTGCAGATTTCGATAGCCGTTGAGTGGTCCCACTTGCCGTTTGGCGAGTTCGACCAGCCAATATCAAACACCCGGCCATAGGTCCACAGCGAGTAGATCTGGTCGAATTTACTGTCGAGCGTATCCAGCGCTTTAATCACCGTACCGCCGCTGTTTTGCGCACGGAAACAGTAAATATTTAACATGGTGCCTTCGATGCAGGTGTTTTCGAAGAACGGCTGCACATTGGTGCACATCTCGGCGGTGATGGTGCCGGTGTTGGTGGTGACGTCGGCCGATGCCTGACCGTGCCAGGTAATGCCTTTGATCGCGGTTCGCCGCGCCTTCACTTTGAACACCGTATTGGCACTTTTGTCGGAGATGATGGTGACGCGCGGCAGCGAACCCAGCTCCACGTCATCCCCCTGCAGACCAAAAAAGGCGATCTCGGTGGCGCTGATGTCGATCGGGTTAATCAGGAATTTACCGCCCGGGAAACGCACCGGCAGGTCACGAATGTTACCGCTGTAGCCCTGCGTCCACGCCAGCATGCGGTTAAAGGCGTCGGTATCGTTGGCGTAACCGTCCCCTTTCGCGCTGAAGCGGTAGACGTTGACGTCGGCCGGATCGTTGATCACGCGTTTCCAGTAAAAGCCATTGCCGACCGCCAGCGTACCGCCATCATCGGCGGCCGTGGTGGTACCGATGAAGCCGGTGAAATCACCGCCGCCACGGAAGGTGGAGTCCGGATTATAGCGGCGCAGGAACGCCAGATCGCCGTTTTTGGCCGGCACAGTGGTACGCAGTTCAGCAAAAGAGTTAACTTCGATCATCTTAGCCTCCTCGGCATTTCAGGTTTGCAATACAAAGCGAGAGAACAGCGTCAGTGCGCCGCTGGGCGGCAGTGCTGGTCCCAGAGATCGTTGTGGTTGTTGATGGCGCGCACGGTGCGAATGTCCATGCGTTCGGCGTCATTGCCGTGGGTGTAAAATCGGGGAAAATAACGAACAGGCGGAGTCGATAACGACGGGCGCCTCAGGGTTGGTGGTATTTCGACTGCTGCAGCTTGTCACGAGCAGCAGCGTCATCAAGATTACCGTTGCGGGTTTCCACACGTCTGGCCTCCTCACGCAGCAGCTGCTGCTGCTGATTAACTTCAACCGCCTGCGCTGCGGTCTTTTCGGCCTGAGCAACATCAGCTTTCGCCTGCTGCTGCACCTTGCCGATTTTTTTGCCGCCGGCGTAGCTGGCAATCAGCGCGGCAATCACGCCGCCAGCCAGTGCCAGCTGCCGGCAAGCGGAGAAAGAAGAAAGCTCATGGTTTGTCCTCCAGCGTTTTTCTCTGCTCCACTAGGTTCTTCTGACGCACGAACTGCGCCAGTACGCCCATCGCCACCATGAAGGCGCCGATCAGGCCGAGATAGTTGTGCGGCAGGATCTCTTTGATATCCGCCGGCAGCGCGTTCCACGCATCCAGCGCTGACGAGGGAAACGACTGCACCTAGGCGCTGAGCATCGAACCCAGCGACGCCAGCCACACCGAACAGGTTTTAAACAGCAGGCGCGCGTGTTTAACAAACTCCAGCGTGGTGAAGCGCTGCAGCAACAGCAGTAGGATGATGGCCGCCAGCACGGCGATAACGAACAACAGCCAGCGCATGTTCATAACAGCCCCCGATAAATGTCATAGGTGCCAGTGCGCATCACTTCGGCATGACGCCGGGCGCGCCCGCGGTTTGCCGGGCCCACAGGCTATCAAGCATGGCATTCGCCGCCGCGTCGAAATCGCGTTGCGTCACCGCAGTGATCATGCCGCGAAACAGCGCCATACCGTCGACGCCCATCTGGTAGGCCATGCTGATCAGCACATCGCTGCGCGCTTCATTGCATTGACTCAGTGCCTGCTGCACCAGCGCGCGCTGCTGCATCTCCTGCACCTTGCCCTCAACGATGCACTGCTTCCACACGTCGCCAACGCGGCGCGGCACGCGGAAGATATAGTGGCTGAGCGACGCGCCTTTCGGCCCGATGCGAATAACGCCCGCAACGGTGGGAAACCCCTGCGTGTCGAGGTAAGGCGCTTCGCGGTATCCCTCTTCGAAATTCAAAATGGCAATGATTTGGCTCATAACGGTTCCTCTTTGACGGGCGCAACGGCATGAAAAGCTGCGCAAATAACCACAACACATAAACCTCGCTGATCGGTTGCGCCGGGCGGCAGGCAGCCGTTAAGCGCAACGCTCAAGCGCAACTAAACAGTGAGGAAAGGTGAAACGTTCCGTTCAGAACTGGAAAAACAGCAGAGAATTAACGCACGGCGTACAGATGAACGTGGGGCAAACAGCAGTTATCGAAGCTGGGGTTGTCGTTGCAGGGCCGCGTGGGCGCCAGTACTGCGCGGTCTACCCGGGAGCGGATTTCCCGCTGGCAGATGCGCTCGGCGGTGCGCAGGGTGATCTCATCACACTCCAAGCCCAGGGCAGTGTCGATGCTGCGCTTCAGGCGGCTGAGCGGCTGACGCCGCCGGTGGCGACGTGTGCGCGCGTTACCGCTAAAGACTGATTTGCCATATTGAATAATCGCCATAACTCCTCCTGTGAATGAGTCTTTGGCGATGGGGTGGTGAGCACGGCGATTCGGCACAGACCGGGACGTCCGTGGCCCCTCTGCAATCACCCACAACTGGCTTGCCCGGCCGTAAAAAACGGCCAGGCATAAGCAGAGGAGAGTGAAAGCAGAGGACAACTGACGACGCTGCTAAGTGCGTATCCACCCCATCCCAAAATTCACTGACTTTGGGTGGGTTGTCTCGCGCTTGTGCAGCGCCTCAATTGTTTAAGAGCGGGCTCATCCGGGAGCAGAGATGTCGTCCATCTATGGTCAAATTATTAATAGTTTCTAATGCATTGGCAATGCACTGAAAGTTAATTTTTTATTTACCTGCAGTTAAATTTTTGATTTCAGCCGGATTATTTTTTTTGCCAATTAGCGCACTGATGCTCAGCCCAGAATCTGATAGTCACGCGCTTGGCTCATGATGACGCGGGCAATCACCTGCAGCGATGCCGCTTCGTCCAGCGTCAGATACCAAGTCTCGTAGCGTTTGTTGTCGGAGATCACCGCCACCTTCTTGTGCTGTAACTGCAGCCGCTTGAGGTAGAGCTGGTTGTCGAGATTGAACAGGTAGATGCCGTCGCCGTCGAAGCGGTGCACGCTGATATCGACGAACAGCTGATCGCGCGGTGCGAAGGTACCGGCCATCGAGTCACTGTTCAGGGCAATCAGCCGGATATTTTCGGCCGGACGGCCGTTAAACAGCACGCGCGCCTCATCCAGACCGTATTCAATCGCCTGAATGGTCTCGACCAGTTCATCGCGCGCGACAATACCCTGTGCGCTGCGTTGCCCGATATCCAGGCTTTCAACGCGGAACATGTGCTGCGGATCGATCAGGCGCTGACGGGCAAGCGCCACATCCGGTTTTTCCATGCCGAACTGCAGCCACTCCACGCGCACGCCTAACAGCTGGCTGAGCGCCAGCAGATTACTGTCATCCGGAATGGATTGCGCGTTAAACCATTTCCAGACCCCTGGAGTTGAGATCCTGCATCCCCGTTGTTGCAGTGCCTGAGCGACCTGTTTGTTCCGTCCATATCCGACAATTCCCGCGCTCTTGCATGCAGCAATCAGCCTGGCAGTAAAAGCTTGTCTCGTACTCTCTTTTTTAACCATCAGTTAATAGTCTGCCATCAGTAAAAGACTGAATGTTATTTTCATTTTTGCTACCAGTTCATTTTATATTACCGCTAGTTTACTACCCAACCGCTTTTATCAATAAAGCTGGACGATCATTATCCTCTTTGCCTTGGTGGAAACCAGTAATGAATTTCTGACAGCTTGTTCTGACAGGGGTTTTCAGGATTGTTCTGTAACGCTGAGACCAGCACCCACAGCAAAAAATGGGCGAAAAGCCGCAGGCGCGCCACAGATGACAGGAATAAAACGAAAAGCTCTGGAAATAACTGGATCGAAAGCGATCAAAAAGGGCACCGCGTCAGATGCCCATTGTGATGCCGGAGAGAAAACTAACGGCGCAGGCTATCGTCGCCCCAGCCAATCCATTTGTAGGTGGTGAGCGCTTCGAGGCCCATCGGACCGCGCGCATGCAGTTTCTACGTACTGACCGCCACTTCAGCGCCGAGACCAAACTGGCCGCCGTCGGTAAAGCGGGTGCTGGCGTTGACGTACACTGCTGATGAGTCGACCTGATTCACGAAGCTATTGGCGTTGCCAATACTGCGCGTCAGAATGCCGTCGGAGTGCTGGGTACCGTGCGCGCGGATGTGCGCGACCGCTTCATCGAGGTCCGCCACCAGCTTGACGTTCAGATCGTTCGACAGCCACTCATCGTCGTAATGGTGCATCTGCACCGCCACCACGCTGGCCGGGCCCTGCTGCTGCAGCGCCAGCGCGTTTTCGTCGGCGTGTAGCGCAATGTTGTCCTGCGCCATACGCTGCAGAAACGCTGGAATGAAACGCTCAGCCTGATCGCGATGAATCAGCAGGGTTTCCAGGGATTTACAGGCGCTGGGACGCTGCTTCTTGGCGTTGACGATCACCTCCAGCGCGGCGTCCGTCTCCATGGTTTCGTCGAGATAGAGATGGCACACGCCGATGCCGCCGGTGATCACTGGAATGGTGGAATTTTCGCGGCACAGCTTGTGCAGCCCGGCGCCGCCGCGCGGGATCAGCATGTCAACGTAGCGATCCAGCTTCAGCAGCTGATTCACCAGTTCGCGATCCGGGTTCTCAATTACCTGCACCGCTGCTGCCGGTAAACCATGCTCGATGAGCGCGTTCTGGCTCACCCGCACCGTGGCGGCGTTGGTGCGGTATGTCTTTTCCCGCCGCGCAGAATCGCCGCGTTGCCGGTTTTCAGGCACAGTGACGCCACATCGACCGTGACGTTCGGGCGCGCTTCGTAGATCACTCCGATCACACCGAGCGGCACGCGACGTCGTTCAATGCGCAGGCCGCTATCGAGCAGCCCGCCGTCGATCAGTTGGCCAACCGGATCGGCCAGACGGCACACCTGGCGCACATCATCCGCGATGCCTTTCAGGCGCTGCGGGTTGAGTGTCAGACGATCGAGCAGCGCCGCACCCATGCCACTGGTGCACGCATCGGCCAGATCCTGCTGGTTGGCCGCCAGAATGTCGGCGCTTTCCGCTTCCAGCCGATCGGCGATGGTCAGCAGTACCTGATTTTTTTGTTCGGTGGAGAGCTCCGCCAGTTTGTACGACGCCTCACGCGCCGCTTTACCCATCTGTTCTAACATCATCCGCTCCTTAACTGACGATCATATCGTCGCGGTGCACCGCAACCGGGCCATATTCTGATAGGACGTGAGATATTTAAACGGGAAACGTGCGATAAATGTGGATCTACCTGGGACAAACTGGATCTATCTGGGACAAGTCAGGGTGATTAAGTTACACATAGTGAAACAGGAATCATCACTCAAATTAATCGATTCTTGAAATCATGTTGCTGCTTGAAGTCGTATCCAGTTGAGTCGGTAGAAGAGCATGATGGCTTTGCTTCTCTTCTCCTGATGTCTATTCTGGTAATTTGATCTGCAGGGATGTAAGTGGCAAGAGCGCCGTAGTCCTGATGAATAACATCCCCATACTCTACCCAGTCATCGCTATTTGCCGAACTTCTATGCGTGACATAGAGAATGACATCGCCGTTATTACCCAGTGTAAAAGGCCCATTTGGAAGTCCCTCGAAGCGTCCAGGCAATCGTGACAGCAAGCCCGAACCATCCTTTAGTACCACAAATACTTCGGTCACCCGATAATCCGTCAGGCCAAACATTTGTTGCCAGGCAGAGTGGGTACCATCAGACCACGAGATATTATGCTTCCGGAGAAACGCGTACAACCGTTTACGCCCATATTTACGCCACGATGCACCCAGGGTCAATGCCAATAACACTGGCAATAACGTTGCCGTGTAAGCATTGACGCCACACCATAGTGTCACGTGGTATATTGCTGTCGGCAACAGGCTAAAAATCAGTGTGGAGAAGAGAATATCAATGGGTTTATGGTGTTCTTTCAGACCGACATTGGCAATAAAATAACCGATGTAGCCAGAGGCCAGTGTTACCAGAGTTGCCCAGGGCAGATCCAACAGCGATGCATCTATCATTCAGTCCTCCTTCGCCCCGTGTTGCCAGGGCTCATTAGTGCTCTCTCGCGGAACAGGTGGCAGCGGCATCCAGTGAGTAACTCCATGGACATCATTGTAGAAATCACCGTCATCCCACTCTCTTCTTTGGCTCAGAAAGCAGACCTTCATATCCCCATAGCTAGAGTAAACTAGCACCCATTGTTCAGGAGCTGGAAGTTGATTTTGACAAGAGATCCAACCATCAGCTGATGAATCGAGCATATGAAATATTCTTCTATTGTCTGGGTTAGCATTAAACCAATACTCACTATCTGGTGTACAGGTTATGTTTTTCTCTCCGACGTTTCACTGTGTGAAACAAGAAACAGTCATCGAGGCGGCTTATCTTCATCTTCAAACAGAGTGCCCTGGATGCGGGCCAGTTCTTCTTTTTTAACCCGCTTGACTACCGAATAAATCCACTGTAACGAGACTTTGTATTTACGCGCCAGCGCGTGGTGGTTATGGCCGTTGAAGTCAGCAAATATCTCCCGGTCACGCTGGCTGACTTTCCATATCAGCCCCATCGGAAAATAGACATTTTGCCCGCCCCAGACCGCCATCATCTGACTGGCGACGGCATCACCTATCTGGCTGGCGACAGCAGGGTCAACATCGATAATCTGCCTGACAGTCTGGGCGGTGTGTTCGGCCAGCTCAACCAGTAACTCCGGCCCTTTGCTACGAAAGGTATTCTCTAGCATGATGCTGCCCTCGCCACGCGCTTTTGCCACTGCTTGAGTTTCTCGATAACCTGGCTGGCCTGTTGGCTGTCCAGCCAGTAAGGCGAATCACAGCCGGTTTCGCGTTTAACAAAGTGGGCCAGGGCTGTTGCTGACGCATCACGGACAATGCCCTCCTGGGCCATTGCCTGCCACAGGGCCTGTATTTTCTGGAGTTGCGGACGGTCGGTCTGCTTTTTTGTATTGGCTTGATGGGGCTGGATACGGAAGCCTTGTGTCTTCAGGGCGTTTAACACCTGCGCCAGTTGACCGGGATTCAGGGCTTTTGCCGATGTTTTCCCCGTCAGCCTGTGCAGCATCTGGCGGTAAGTCGCGTCATCCAGTTTGAGCTGGTGGGCGGCAATATGGATTAACTGCAGGTACTTTTGTCGGGTCATCGGTGACGTCCTTTATCGTTGTGGTCGGGGTCAGGTTTCCTTATGCGGTGAGCAAAAAATAATCCTTCGGGTTTTGAAGGATTATAAAATGAATATCGTTATTATACAATTGAATGAATAAAATACGGCTTTTTCGCTATGACTTCTTCACGCAAATTGCCCTGGCATCTATATCTTTGAAGGTTTCAAATTTTTCTGTGAACTGCTTGGCGGCCTGTTGACAGGCGCTTGCCGTGTCAAACTCCTGTGTATGCAGCGTGGAATAAGCATTACCGGCATAGGGGCTGGCGTATAGCGCTAAAATTAATATCCACATCGTGAGGTCTCCTCTTTTACTGAATTAAGGTCGGGTGTTCAACAAAACAAATACTGAACGCAATGAACACCAGGAAACCGGCAAACAGGCGGTTTTGTTGTTTGCGGGTTTCTGGCGATTGAAAATAAGGCCGCAAGCGGGCGGCGATGAGCGCGTAGAGCGTCATCATCAGCGCATCGACCATCAACCATCGTCAGGGTCATGAGGGTGATTTGTGGCCCTAATGGTTGGGCCGGATTAAGAAAGACCGGTAGTGTGGCAAGCAGGAAAGCGAGCGCTTTGGCGTTGGTGATGTCGGTCAGAAAACCCCAGCAGAACCGTTGCGCGCCGCGGGTCAATGCGACGACATCGTAGGCATCCAGGATGACCGGTGCGCGCCAGTTTCGGTATGCAGCAAACAGCAACCAAAATACGCTAATGCCTTTCAGCAGCAGTCAGGCTGTTGCTGAAGCGCTCAACGCTTCCGTGCTCAGTGCCATAATGGGTACCATCAAGGCTAACGCGGTCGCCTGACCGGCAATAAGCGGTAGCGTCTTGCGCCATCCCCGCTGAAAGGCATGGTTAAGGGTGAGGATAGCGCCAGCGCCGGGTAATACGGCACTGAGCAAGACACCCCCTAAAAAAACTAACCAAAGGTCAATATTCATGGTTTATTTCCCTCGTGAGTTTTGATGATGGGGTGGCGTTGATGGCGAATTTGTCGTGATACCTTTTAGTGGCACGACATCCCAGTTAAGTATCCAGGCGCTATAAGGCTGTCCGCAGTGTGGGCAGGCCAGCAGCAGGTCAATTCCCCACTCGCCGCTTTCCGGTTGCTGGATAATCCGGGCCTGGGCAGGATTCNGGTGACGGGTTGCCTGATGGCAGCTGATGCAGGTAATGCTCATAACGGGTTTTCCTTATCTGAGTCGACGATGAGTCCGGCCAGTATCCCGAAGGCATGTTGAAATTCACAATACGCGGCGGCAGAATGGTCTGCCCGCAGGTGATGCATGGCGCGGTTTATGTGCCTTTCAATCTGGCGGCGCAGAGGTTTTATTTTCTGATAGCTCATGAGGTCACCTCCTGCCCGAAGGGCGTAATAATGAAATCCTCAAGCTGGTGATGAAAGGTAATGCCGCGAATATTAAGGGGCCTGATGGTATCCTGATTTTTTAGCAGGGCATTTTTATCCACCTGTGCCTTGCGAATAATGCAGTGGTGTTGCCCGTTTTCTTCCAGCGCCTGCAGGATATCGTCCATTCCTTTTAGCGAAACGGATGGCGGGCGGTTACGCCATGACACCTCGCCGGTTATCAGGTTGGCGGTTTTGGTTTTGCCGTTTTGGGTAAGCTCCTCCCGGTTGGCCTCGCACCAGGTCTGGATACCTTTTTGCAACAGGGTGATGCGGGCCTTCATGGCTTCAATATCAGCCGCATGCTGATGCGTTAATCGTGCAATTTCATCATTAATCTGCGTCTCCAGTCGGGTCATTTCCCGCTGGATATCGCCCAGATTTTTAATATCGCTTATCACCTGCTCACGAGTTTGCGGGGTGCAGGCACCCGCCGCGGCTTTAAGCCGCGTTATTTTCTTTGCCATCTTTTTTACCTTTTAATTAACAACGTCGGGAATTAAACGCGCTCGAAAATAATGTCTTCAGGGGCGTCAGTGTGTTGAATATGCTCAAATAAATTCATGTGGTATCGGGCCGCTATTTCACCAAGACGCTGGTCTTGTTCATTAAAATCACGGCAGTTTTCGCAAATCGATAAATAGGTTTCATAGTCCTGTTCGGTAATATCCACGGTTTTTGCCAGATAAACCGATTGTCGTGCGGTAATACGGACAGGGCGTGTTTTCATGATTAACGTACCTCCCAGGTGATTCGGCAGTTATCTTGCAGGAACTGGTATTTTTCCCAGCGGCCCTGACGGTCAGTACCCAGGGCATAGCGAACGGCATGGCCCTTTTGATGTAAGGCATCACACCGTCGGTCATGCCGCAGGATAATGGTCGGACGGCTATAGCCATCAACGGTAAACTGACTGACGGTAAAGCCCTCCTGGCTGAGTTTGTCCATCACCGACAGGCATTGCCTGAACTGCTGCTGGATGGCCTGGTAGGTCATCGCTGACGGGTTTTTAATGGTCACGGCGGGGTTCAGCATAAAAGCCTCCTTTAATGCACACTGTGAATAATATTGGCGTCGATAACCGGGATGGCGTTCTCGGCGGCCAGGTTCATGGCGTCGGTCACCAGATTGCCGACAGCGAGCGGGTAAAGCAGGCTGACCGGCGTGTCTTTTTTCGGGCGCAGCCAGCTCAGGCGTTGACGCAGTGCCGGTATCGCGTCCGGGCCGAGAACGTTGTTCATGTCGCCACCGACGCGTTTAAACCTGAAATCAAGAAAGTCGCTCAGGTGTTCATCCAGCGGCGGCAGGTCAATGACCTCGCAGCGCTGTACCACTTCCCTGACCGCTAACAGGCGCTCGGATAACTTGTCGCCCAGCTCGGGTTGTCCCAGCAGGGCGATGGACAGCAGTTTTTTAAAACCGTCTTCCAGCTCAAAGAAGCGTTTGAGGTGCTTTAAGGTCGGGATGGGCAGGCAATGGGCTTCTTCAGTCACCAGCACATGGCTGTACCCGGCACGGCTGCTCTCTTTTAATAGTCGGTGTAACTGACGGAAGCGGGCTTCGGGTGAGCGTTTGAGTTTTTCCAGTGGGGCCAGGGTGTGGACAATAGCCTCGGCGAGACTGGCGGCTTTGAGGGTCTTGCCCTGATGGTCGTTGTCTTCCATCGCCAGCACGTAGGGTTCAATCACCACCACCGGGGCGTTTTCCCGATAAATGCGGTCAGTCAGGTCACGACGCAGGGTACTTTTACCCGAACCGGATTCCCCGATAACCGCGATAAAGCCGCCATAGCGGGCGGTCTGGTACAACGCCTCGCGCACATAACGGCTTTCAGGGGTTAAAAACACATCTTCATGACCCTGTACCGCGTTGTCATCAAACGGGGCGCGAAACAGCCCAAAATGCTTTTTGGTGGCAGGCAGTAATACCTGTTTTTTGAGTAACATGGTGTCCTCCTCGTTGCTGGGTGGTGTGTGCTTTTCCCTGCCGCCGGACGTAACCCCGTCAAAGCAGTCGTCCGTCGCGATACCCTGGTCACGTAACCAGGCCCGGATACGGTGTTTTAGCGCGTCGGTGTCCTGTTTCGGCCACTGGTGGTGATTGACTATCTGCGCCAGTGTCGCCCCGGAAAGGTCAAGCGCACGGGCCAGTGCTGCCTGGGTCAGATTGTGTCGCTGTAACAGGGTTTTCAGTTTCAGCATGATGGCCTCCCGTTAACCGTGACTGGCCCAGATTGACCACCACATCGCCCGTCTGCGCCATCAGCTCATCACCCAGCGCGTCGACCAGGTCGGCGGGAATGCCGTCCGGGAAGCGCTGGGTCAGCGTGGTGTAAAATTCACTGCGCCAGGTCTTGCCCGCCGCCTGAAAACGCGCACGCAACTGTTGAACCACCACGACCGGGTTTAATCGCTCTTCAAAACGCGGGGCACAAACCGTGGAGACCTGCCCCTGTCTGGGGAGGTAAATCGGTGGGGTATCGCGTTCATTATCAAGATAAGGGTTAAAGCGACCGCCCAGTGGCAGCGCCCTGGCTTTTTGCGCGGCAGCGGTTTCCCCCGGTGTGGTGGTTGCCATACAGGGTCTGCCCGACTTCCGCCAGATGGTGTTGCGCCGTGGTGTGGGGTAATGCCCTGAACGATTCGCCGGGTGTCGGGCTGTTGAGGTCAAAGCCGTAGTCGTCTTTCGCCACTTCCGGCATCCGGCAAAAGACTTCCAGTCCGTTCTCATTCATCATGACCACCTGCGCTTTACTGTCGCGCCAGGGGTTGCGCACTATCTGTACAGTGTCGCCCACGCAAATGCCGGGGACTTGCCGTACATCGTATTCACTCCCCCTGAACGACACGCGAAGGTGAGTGCTGACCTTACGGTTTTCCGGCAGACTCACCGCCAGTTCGCGGCAGACGTCAACAGGCGGTGCCTTGATTAACTGTCCAGGGGTAATACGCAGCCAGCAGTCGGTGCGGGTCATGCCGGTACGTCGGTGGATGGCGGTACGGTTGTATTTTTTACGCCATAACCCGACCAGGCGGTTGAGTTCATCAATATTATCGACTTGCACAAACCGCAGACCGGATTCAAAATGGCACTCGAGAATGTCACGCGCCTTTTCCACTGAGCCGGTGGCGCGGGCATTGCCGGCTTTATGGGCGATAAGCTGAATACCGAGGGTTTGACACAGGTTACGCAGGGTGGACGAGACCAGCGCGCAACCGGGGTCGGTATAAAGGATGCGCGGCACGCCATGCAGGACGTCGGCCCCACCGCGCTCCTGCATGGCATTAATCAGTACATCGGTAAAGTTTTGTGTCGTTTCGCCGCCGAAGCGGTACTCGGCGTAAATCCAGCCGCTGGTCCCGGCATGAATCAGGTTGTTCGCCCGCAGGTCATTAACCGCCTGCTCCAGGCTGTAAAGGCGTTTGCCGTTCTTGCGATGCGAGGCCATCATCACGCCGGATATCTGCAGGGCTTCCTCACGGGTCAGGGCACTGGTGCCACAATCCACCCGCTGCCTGCGCGGCGGTTTATAGCTCACCTGTTTAATTTTTCGCAGCAGTGTGGCTCTGGAAATGCCGAGTGCCTGGCAACCTGTCTGATAAACAGCGTCTTTGCCGCCATGCCCGGCTTTTTCGGCAGCCTGGGCAATCGCCAGTATGCGTTCGGTCAGGATGGGGTTCATTACTCCACCTCCTCGCCGCTATCCTGTCCGGTACCGCGTAAATGTTCAGGTAACTGAAAATCCGCGTCTTCTGCCTCTGCATCGGCGTTTACCCAGTCAGGTACGGTCTCTGACGGGGCGTGATGGGGCAGTGTAAAATCACTGCGTAACACATTGATTTCAAACTCAATATCATTAAGCAGGCCCGCTAAATAGTCGGCGTGGGACGTGATATCACCACTGTGACTACTCAGTTTTTCCAGCCCTTCCCGAAAGCGGCCCATTAATATGGCTTTAACATCAAAGCCCACCAGGCCAATCTCTTCACGGAGCTGACGTATTCCCTCTTCCCCTAATGGGCGATGCTGATCGAGCAGGCGTTTTTCGCTCAGTTCATTGAACTTTTGATCTTTCTCATTGGCCAGGCGGCGGCTGGCTTTAAGTGACTCTTCCGTTTCACGCAGTTTTGCCCTAAGTTCCCGCACCGACATGCGGTCAACCTCATCGAGCGTCAGGCCCGCGATGGTGCCGCCTTCGGCCAGTTCGGCGAGGTCTTCGTCGTCTTCGGTCATCAGTTCAAAGAGCTTAGCTTTACCTAAACTCGCTAACGTTAGCGAGTTTTTCTGTAACAATGGTGATGTATATTTCAAAGCTGCTTTCATTATCGAATTTGCAGTTCTATGAGCCATTCCTAGTTTTTCAGTAACTATCTCAGTAAACTCCCCATGCGGCTCATTCTCTTTAAGAATAATCAGTCGCTTCCCCGCCTCCAGCATGGCTTCGGCACTCTGTGCCATATAGAAGCGCGCCTCATGCACAATACGTTCTCTTTCATAGGGCAGGCCTTCGCCGTACCTGTCCATAATCGCCTGCTGATGTTCAGCCAGGGCGTTAAGATTGTTCATTAAATCCGGCGACAGGGGCTGTTCGGGGGTGATTTCAGCCGTTATCGGTAACGCTTTTCTACCCATGATTTTTTCCTCTTACGGTTTTGACGGTGAGGCTACGCAGCGACCCCGTCGTTCTGCCATCCTGATTTGCGCCCGTTCGGTTTCATCAAAAAAAGCCAGGGCAATCTGTATCAGTTCTTCACTCAGGGCGTAATTCCCGTTGAGGCGCCGTTCAACCATGCCCTCTTCCATTAAAAACGGCAGGGTGCGACTGATATTGGCGGGTGAGTCATTGATAAGCGTCGCCAGGGCTTTATTGGACAGACCCTCGCGGTAATGCCCCTTCATGGCTTTCAAAATACGCAGCGCCCGCCGTGTGCGTGAAGAAGCATGGAGCGATAAGGTGTTTTTCATCGGAGAGCCTCTTTTTCATTAATGGAAATTATGTTACCGTCAGTGAAACGGGCGAATGTTATTTTTTATAGCGCTTTTTACCTGATGGCATGGGTTTTCCCATTATCTGTTCAATAGCCTGTTTAATTTTGCGCGCTTCCCCGCGCCAGCCCTGGCAGGAGCCATCAAGCAGCATGTATACCTGATAAGGTTTAAAGCCGGATTGGCGTGCCCATGCCGCCACCGTCGGATAGTCCTGATAGACGCGGTCATAAAAATTTCGCTTAAAGTCGGCGGGGTGTTGTAGTGACATTGTTTTGCCTCCGTCATAAAAAGTTAAAAATAAACATACCAATACATGCGAAATAATGTAAAGTCTTTTTTTGTCTGTTTTTGTATATCTCTTATCACCATTAAAAATCACTGGCTGTTATCGGCCTAGAAGGAGACCTGTATGGCAAAGAAAAAAGCGGCAACCAGCCTGTCTGTAACTACGGCGGACAATATCACGATTGCGGGGGGGCAATTGCATACCCTGAAAAAAGGCAGAAAACAGCGCCCAACAGGAGGTGATGGCGCGTTTCGGAGATGGCTTACCCTATGAAAGAGAACGTATTGTGCATGAGGCGCGCTTCTATATGGCACAGAGTGCCGAAGCCATGCTGGAGGCGGGGAAGCGACTGATTATTCTTAAAGAGAATGAGCCGCATGGGGAGTTTACTGAGATAGTTACTGAAAAACTAGGAATGGCTCATAGAACTGCAAATTCGATAATGAAAGCAGCTTTGAAATATACATCACCATTGTTACAGAAAAACTCGCTAACGTTAGCGAGTTTAGGTAAAGCTAAGCTCTTTGAACTGATGACCGAAGACGACGAAGACCTCGCCGAACTGGCCGAAGGCGGCACCATCGCGGGCCTGACGCTCGATGAGGTTGACCGCATGTCGGTACGGGAATTGCGGGCAACATTGCGTAAAGATGAAGCGGCGCTCAAGCGCAGCCAGCAACTGGTGGCCGAAAAAGAGAAGCAGTTGCAACAGTTAAGCCAGCAACTGACCGATAAAACCTTTCCGTCTGCCGCGAGCGATAAGCAGGCTCCGCTCGATACCCAGCAGTGGGTGACACTGACACTCGAAGGGGTGGGTGACCGTCTCAAATCCGAGCGCCTGCGGCTGGGGCTCAGTCAGGAAAGCTTCGCTGAACGGTGCGGGGTTAAAAAGCTCACCCAGTACAACTATGAAAAAAGTGAGCGACATCCTGATGCGGGCTACTTAATCGCGGCGAAAGCGTTAGGCGTCGACCTTCTTTATGTGATGACCGGGGAGCGCAGCGATGAAGCCAGTGCGCTCGATGTGGTGCGCGATGAGGAAGAGGCAGAGGTATTAACTGCCTTTCGACATATTCCCGGCGAAACCCGCGAAGTGGCTAAACGCACCCTGACGGCAATGGCAGAGAAAAAAACCGCCCGCCGCCGCGCATGACGCATCCCTCTCCGTTGCAGCGGAGAGGGTTATTTGATGGTAATAATCAGCTCGCGCCGTTGTGTGGGCTGATTGATGTTGAGATTATACCGAATCGGCACGCTCTGCATCTCGAACCCCTGAAACACTGCCCGCATCTCAGGAATATCATTGACGGAAACAATCATCATCCCGGCTAAATCCCGTCCCATACCCGCCAGTTTTTCATATAGAAACGTGCCGCCCGCTGGATATCGGTCAGGGTCTCGGTCGGGGTTATTTTCAACCAGTGGTACATCGCCCGGCTGACCAGCGCCCATTTAAACTGGCGCATAAACTCTTCCAGATGGTGTTTCAGCACCCGGTAGAGATTGACCAGCTCGCCGTTGATATCGTTAATCACTTCCACTTTGCTGGGTGACTTCATAAAGAAGAGCGCCGCTGCGCCACAAAACGGCTCCACGTAGCAGGTGTGCGCCGGGAAGCGCGGTAAAATCTGTTTCGCCAGCCGCCGTTTACCGCCTGCCCAGGGCAGTATCGGTAAAAAATGTTGCTGCATTGTCTGTCAGCCTGTTTCACTCATGGAAATTAAGGTAGACTCTTTCCTGTCATCGAGGACGAAAAGCGCCACGGTTGACTCACAGGTGATGTCTGTGTGTTGACGGCCTGTCCGGTGTTAGCGCACCGGGTGGGTCGCGCTTTTTCCCTTGCCCCATTCGGGGCAATTGCTGAGGATAATCTAACCACGCCCTGCCATTCCCACTAGTAAACCGCTTTAAAAGCGGTTGGCGCACCGCCCTGTCACACTGTCGGCCTGATTCTCAGGGAGAGTGTGATGAAAATCCGAAAAAAAACTGACCTTGACCCCCTTTAAAACCCCCACGCCTCGGCGGCTGGTTGCTCACTGCGGCTGGTCTGTTGCTGGTGATTGGCCTGGTCTCGCCGCAGCAACTGCCGGTGGTGCTCTACAAGCTGGCCTTGATCACCCTGGCGGCGGTGGTCGGTTACTGGCTTGACCGTTCGCTGTTCCCCAGGGCTCGTCCCGGTCAATACCTGCACCATGACCACCCGGAGGTGGCACAGGGTCGACATCCGGTACGCGGCGGCTGCCATCAGGTGTTTGCCGCCGCCCAGTTGCGCCGGGCAGTGATTGTGGCCGCAGTGTGTCTGAGTGTGGCGATGGGGTTATGACCATGAACCGCTATCAACGTCCGCAGGGCGACCCCAGATGGCTGTTATTCCTTTTGCTGATAGTGCTCCTTGGTGGCGCGCTTGATGCCGATGCGGCGCGTCCCCCACAAGCGGCACTGCCATACCGGACTGAGCTGATACGTAACGCCCGTCTGGTGTGGGGGCTTGATGCGCCGGTGGCGGATTTTGCCGCCCAGATTGAGCACGAAAGTGGCTGGCAGCCGGCTATCACCAATCGCATCGGGGCGCAGGGGCTGGGGCAGTTTATGCCTGCGACCACGGACTGGATTGGGGAGGTGATGCCGGAACTGGCCGCCAAAGCGCCGCTTAATCCCGGCTGGAGCCTGCGGGCAGTGGTGAGTTTCGACCGCTGGCTATGGCAACGCCTGTCGGCGGTGAATGCGTGTGAGCGCATGGCGATGACGCTCTCGGCCTACAACGGTGGCCTGGGCTGGGTACAGCGTGACCGCCGCCTGGCAGAACGTCAGGGGGTCGATGGCAGGCGCTGGTTTGACAGCGTTGAGCGGGTCAATGCCGGACGTAGCCTGACCGCCTGGCGTGAGAATCGTCATTATCCGCACCGTATTTTACATGCCCTGGCACCGCGTTACCTGACCTGGGGAGGGGCAAGCTGTGTTTAGTGCAGTCAGCCTGAAAAGCCCCGGCGGAGTGCTGGTAATGGCGCTGTTGTCGGGTATCTGGTGGCACGGCTACACGCAAGGCGCAGGTCGCTCAACCGAACGGTGCGCGGCAACCCTCAGTCAGCTGCGCGAGACGTTTGCCATGCAGGAAAAACAGCGCGCCGGGCAGGCCGCGCAAACCCTAAATGCCCTGCAGCAGCGTTTCATCCATCAGGTGAAGGTGGCGCATCAGGCCGAACAGCGCTACCTGAATCGCATTGCACAGCTTCATGACAAAACCCAACACTTAACCCGGCGGATAGATGACGTTACCCAACACTGGCAGGATGAAAAAGGTCAGGCTCATACTGTGGCCTGCGTATTTACTCGTGGCTTCGTGCAGCACTACAACGCCGCCCTCGGGCTGTCAGACGTTGACGGTTCAGTCCCTGCCACCCCTTACCGGCGGTACTGGCAACACGACCCGGTCAGCTGAGACCCCTGGCGAGCGACACACCCCGAGTCCAGTTACCCAGCGCGATATCCTCGCCAATATCACCGACAACGGGCAACAGTGCCAGGTCTGGCGGGCACAGGTAAACGGATTGCTGGATTATATTGAAGGATCACAACCATGACATTACAGGTCGATTTCTGGGTACTGGTGAGCTATCTGTTTGGGCTGGCGGGCTTTCTCGCGGGGCTGGCACGCTGGTTTATCCGGGAGACCGAAAAGCGTCAGGCCGAACGGTTTGCTTCGCTGGAGCGGTTGATGCGTGAGGCGTCCGACAAAGGCTCACGCCTTGAGCGCGAGGTGCTGGAATTCAAAGTGGAGGTGCCGGAACGTTATGTCCGGCGCGACGAATTTATTCATTATCAGCAGGTGGTGGAGTCACGGCTTGACGCGATTTACCAGAAGCTGGAAACGATACAACTGCGTCAGGTGGCAGGAGGATAAGGATGACAGAAACCGAACAGGCGCGCCGCGAAGGGCTGCGCTGGGTGTTACTGCAGGTGGTCAACAAGGCACGGCCTTATCCGGCCAATGACCGGCTGCTGTGGGACGTGGGCCACTCGCTCTACCCGGACATGACCATGCTGGAGCTGCAAAAAGAGTTACTGTTCCTTGAGGGCTTAAGTCTGGTTCGCCTGACCCGACCGCCGGCGCGCTCATGGACCGCCACGATGACGCCGGAAGGGGTGAACCAGGTGGAATACGTCACCGACGATATCCCCGGCATTGCCCGCCCCGCCAGATACTGGAGAGAGTGACGATGGCACCGCGCAGTCATATCGATGTATTGCCTCCATCGGTGCGTGAATGGCTCGACCGGGCGCTGACGGAGCGCAATTTCAGTGGCTACCGGGAGCTGGAGACCCTGCTGCGGGATAAAGGGTACAGCATCGGTCGGGCGCANATTTCCCGCTACGGTCAGAANGTGCAGCGCCGCTTTGCCGCTATTCGTGACGCGACTGAAGCGGCGCGGCAACTGACCAAGGGTGCGCCCGATGACCAGGATACCCGCTCAGAGTCCATTATGGCTTTGGTGCAGACTGAATTACTCAATAGCCTGCTGGAGGCACAAACCATCAAGGAAGAAGCGGGGTCGCCGGTTGAACGGGCTGAGCGCTTTGCCCGCATGGCGAAAAATCTGGCCCCGATTATTCATGCCAGCGTCAGCCTGAAAAAATTGCAAGGGCAGCTTAAAAAAAAATCAGCGCAGAAATGGCCACGCTGGAGCAGGAAGCCGCGCAGCAAGGCAAAGGGCATGTCAGTCTGGAGACCCTGAAGCGGGTGCGTGAAGAAATTTACGGGATTATCACATGAGCAAAAACGTGACACTCTACCCGTATCAGCAACACTGGATGTTAGATCCCGCCCGTTTCAAGATTGGCTGTTTTGCCCGCCAGACCGGCAAAACCTTTACCACCACGCTGGAGCTGGTTGATGACTGTTTTGAGACCGAGGCCCGTGGCGGTCGCACCCGCTGGGTCATTCTCTCGCGCGGGGAACGCCAGGCCAAAGAGGCGATGGAAGAAGGGGTCAGAAAGCATTGTCAGGCGTACGGTCTGGCCATCCGTGAAATCGAAGGCAGCGTGAAAGGCTCGGGCAGCGAGCGTTACACCCTGCTGGAGGCAGTGCTGCCCGGCGGCTCACGCATTACCGCACTTCCCGCCAACCCCGATACGGCGCGCGGCTTTGCCGCCAATGTGTTTCTCGATGAATTTGCCTTTCATGCTGACAGCCGCAAAATCTGGGCCGCGCTGTTTCCGGTGATATCGAACGGCTACAGGCTGCGCGTCACCTCCACCCCCAATGGCAAGGGCAACAAGTTTTATGAGCTGATGACCGACCCGTCGCTGGACAGCGTCTGGTCACGCCATCGGGTCGACATTTACCAGGCGGTCAAAGACGGCCTGCCACGGGATGTAGCCGCCCTCAAACAGGCGCTCAATGATGAAGACGCCTGGGCGCAGGAATTTGAACTGCACTGGCTGGATGAAGCCGCCGCCTGGCTTTCCTATGACCTGATTGATGGCGTAGAGCACCCGCAGGCCGGCAAGCCTGAGCACTATAACGGCGGTCCCTGTTTTGTCGGGGTCGATATCGGTCTGCGCCATGACCTGTTTGTGATATGGGTGATTGAACAGGTGGGCGATGTGGTCTGGACACGCGACATCATTACCCGCAAGCGTGCCCCGTTTGCCGAGCAGGATGCGCTGCTCGATGCGGTCTTTGCCCACTACCGGGTACTGCGCTGCTGCATCGACCAGACTGGTCTCGGCGAAAAGCCCGTGGAGGATGCCAGACGCCGTCATGGCAGCACGCGGGTCGAAGGGGTGTTATTCACGCCTACTAACAAGCTGACGCTGGCGACACGCGGTAAAGAAGTGTTTGAAGACCGCCGCCTGCGACTGCCGCAAGGGGACGGGGCGCTGCGGGCCGATTTGCATAAACTGAAAAAAGTGATGAGTCCGACTGGCGCGCCGCGTTTTGTGGCCGAGAGCGATGCCGCCGGGCACGCTGACCGTGCCTGGGCGCTGTTTTTAGCGCTCAGCGCCGCCGACCAGCCCCACGGCCCGGTGCGCGCTTACTCCTGTTGCCCGCGTCAGGCCTCATTGTTGCTGGAGGGATATTGATGATTATCGATAAAAAAGCGTTGTTCAGTGACATTGCCACCCGCGCCCGCAGTCCGGCGGGCCTGGGACAACTGTTCGGCCATTTACCCAATCCCGACCCGATATTACGCGCCCGAGGCCAGGCGATTAGCGTCTACCGCCAGTTACGCGCTGAGCCGTTGGTGGGTAGCAGTATCCGGCGGCGTAAATCGGCGGTCAAATGCCTGGAGCGCGGACTGGAGCCGGGGCAGGCACCTGCGCCTGTGGTGCGCTTTATTGAACAGACCCTGGCGCAGTGGGACATAAACCGCCTCATCGGCGAACTGCTGGAGGCGGCCTTTTTTGGCTATCAACCCGCCGAACTGACCTGGGCAAAAGACGGGCGCCATCTGGTAGTGACCGATGTGGTGGGTAAACCACCCGAGTGGTTTACCTTTGATACCGAGAATCGCCTGCGCTTTCAGGCCCGGCAGTCGGGCCTGGCGGGCGAGTTATTACCCCCACGCAAATTTGTGGTGGCGACGCAAGACGCCACCTTTGATAACCCCTACGGCTTTGCCGACCTGTCGCTGTGCTTCTGGCCGGTGACGTTCAAGAAAGCCGGCTGGTCATTCTGGATGCGCTTTAGTGAGAAATACGGCACCCCCTGGGTAGTCGGGCGTCATCCACGGGGTCAGGACCAGGCGCATGTTGGCCCGCTGCTGCACTCCCTCGAGCAGATGGTGCAGGATGCGGTGGCGGTTATTCCGGATGACAGCAGCATTGAATTCAAGGAGCCCGCCACCAAGGGGGCGTCAAGCAGTCTGTACAAAGACCTGATTGAGATGGCCCGCAGTGAAATTACCATTGCGCTCCTGGGCCAGAACCAGACCACCGAAGCCGAAACCAATCACGCCTCTGCCCTGGCCGGGCTGGAAGTGGCCGCCGATATCCGCGATGGCGATGCGGTGATGGTGATGAGTGCGGTGAATCAGATACTCCGCTGGCTGGTTGAGCTGAACTTTGGTGATGTGCCGGTGCCAACGTGGCGACTGTGGGAGCAGGAGACCATCGATGAGGTGCAGGCCCCTAGCGTGACCAGAGTCTGGCGCAAACGGCAGGCTTTTTCAGCGCGCAATACTATCAGCGTGAATATGGCCTGCAACCCGGCGATTTGCTGATGGAAAGTGCGCCACACGCAACCTCTTCCGCCGCACCGCCGCTGACCTTTGCCGAGGACGAAACAAAGACCGCATCCGAGGCTCAGGCACAGCTTGACCGTGCCCTGGACAGCCTGATGAAAAACGGTACCCTGGACAACACTCTGCAACCGCTGCTGGCCCCGTTATTTGACGCGGTGCAATCCGGTGTGACTCCCCGCGAGCTGATAGCGCAGCTCAGCACACTGTATCCACAGATGCAGGCGGACGCACTCCAGGAGACCTTAGCCCGGGTGATGTTTGTTGCCAGCGTCTGGGGGAGGTTACATGCCGACACTCAATGATAACGCACTGACGGCGCTGTTTAGCCTGCCGCCCAAACGGGTCATCGCTTACCTGAAAGCCAAAGGTTTTACCTTTTCCTGGGACTGGCAGGATGTCTGGCAAGACGCCCATGCGCAGAGTGCGACGGTGGCCAAAGTGACGCGACTGGATATCCTGCAGGACATGTATCAGGCACTGAACACCTCGCTGGCTGAGGGGCAAACCGGGCAGTGGTTTGCCCAGGAATTAACCCCGGTACTGCAGGCCAGGGGATGGTGGGTGCAACAGGAGACCACTGACCCGGTCAGCGGTGAGCCGGTCACTGTACAACTGGGTAGTCCGCAGCGCCTTGAGACGATTTATCGCACCAATCTCACCACCCTGTACAACGCCGGGCGCTGGGCAGAAATGCGGGAGAATATCGCGGCGCGCCCCTACTGGATGTATGTGGCAATACGGGATAACCGTACCCGCAGAAGCCATCTGGCGCTGCATGGCCGGGTGTTTCCTGCCGATGACCCGCTATGGCGTGCACTCTACCCGCCCAATGGCTGGCGCTGTCGCTGTAGCGTGATTGCACTGTCTGAACGGGACATCAAAGCGCGAGGACTCACGGTGGAAACGTCCGGTGACCGTCTGCGCTGGTCGTTGCAGGTGGTCTCGCGCAAAACCGGCGAAATGCAGCCGGTTGCCCAGCTGACACTCGGCAATCATACGGTGTTTTCCCCGGATATCGGCTGGTCGTATAATCCCGGTGAAGGGTATCGACCGGACTTAAGCCGCTATCAGGGGCCGTTACACACCCTGGCCGTTAACACCCTGGGGAGAGCGGAATGACCGCTACTATTCTGTCGGTTGAGATAACCGATAACGACCTGCAGCGAGGCGGGAACAAAGGGTAACGGCTGGCAACCGGCGCAAATCAGCACCCTGATGGAGGCCATCGATGACGGGGATATCCAGGTGACCAATACCACGCCAAGCGAAGGCGGCTCAGACGCTGAGGACGATGCGCATTTGCGGAGCCGTATTCGCCTGGCTCCGGCGTCCTTCAGTACCGCCGGTTCACGCGAAGCCTATCGTTTTCATGCCATGAGTGCCCATCCGGGGATTTGTGATGTGGCGGTGACCCGCCCGAAGCCGGGGACGGTTAACCTGTATCCGCTGCTGACCAGTGGGCTGCCGGACAAGACGATACTCAGCCTGGTAACGGCGCTGTGCTCGGAAGAGCGGGTACGCCCGCTGAATGATACGGTGCAGGTGCTGGCCCCTGAGAAAGTCGACTATGCGATTAGCGCGCAACTGACCTGTTATGCCAGCCAGCCGGGCGCGCCGGTACTGAAACAGGCGCGGCAGGCCGCCGAGCAGTATGTCGCCCGCCAGGCTAAACAGCTGGGTCGGGATATTGTGCCCAGCCAGATTATCGCCGCCCTGTCCGTCCCTGGCGTTTACCGGGTGCAGCTCAGTAGTTTCAAGACCCTTGAGCCGACGGTACTGGCCGCGCAGCAATGGGCGCATTGTAGCGACATTCAGTTAACCCTGGGCGCGGAGAGTGCTGATGACCGATAACAGCCTGTTACCGCCGCTGCTGGCGGCAGAGAAACATTTTCAGGCGCTGGCGGCACAGGCCGCGTGGTTACAGCAGATTGACCTGACGCCGCTGCTGGTTTACCTGCTGGATATGACCGAGGCGTCGGCCTTGCCCTGGCTGGCAGAGCAGCTGGCGTTAACCGGGGTCAATGGCTGGTCTCTGGCAGAATCGGATGATGCGCGCCGGGCGATGCTGAAATCAGCCATCACGCTGCATCGCTATAAGGGTACCCCCTGGTCGATTCGTGCCATGATACGGGCGCTGGGGTTTGGGGAGGTGACGATAACCGAAGGGGGAGCGGCCCTTAAACCGGAACAGGCGACCGCGTATCCCGATAGTGAGACGCACTGGGCGCTGTATCGGGTGATGCTCAATCGGCTTATCACCAATGACCAGGCAGCAAAATTACGCGAGACACTGGCGGCGTTTGCGCCGGCGCGTAGCGAACTGGTGGCGCTGGATTATACGGCAGTGCCGTTACGCTATAACGCTCAGACGACCTATAACGGGCGCTATAATCATGGCAGCAGTTAATGGTATGCAAAAACACTTAATCTATACACAAAAACAGACTACACTGTGACTAAAAAACCGCCCACGATGGAATAAAGCCCGATGGAGCACGATGAAATGAGTTATTTAAAAGAAACGGCTGCCTGGGAGGACGGTATCTACCAGATAGAGACCTCCGACCCGGTATTGGGCGGGCCAGACGGTATTACCAACCGACCCGCACGTGAACTGGCGAATCGGACCGCCTGGTTAAAGCAGCAATTAAAAGAGGCCGAAGCGGCGTTGACTGCACATACGCGCTCCCGAAACCACCCGGATGCAAGCGTAAGTGAAAAAGGTTTTGTCAGGCTCAGCAATGCCAATCAGAGCAGCAGTGAAACGGAAGCGGCGACCCCGAAAGCGGTAAAAATTGTTAATGACAGGCTGAACGCGGTGATCGACAGTGCACCCTCAACATTAGACACACTGAATAAACTGGCAAAAGCCATCGACAATAACCCTAAATTTGCTGAAAAACTCAATCAGCTTCTTGAGCAGAAGTTATCAAAAAATGACAACGGCGCCGACATCCCGGACAAAAATCAATTTATAAAAAACCTTGGTTTAACGGAAACGGTAGATTGTGCAAAAAATGCACTGGATAAACGGACTGGCGGAACGGTCAATGGCGACATTCTTTCACAGGGTGGCCAAATCGGAATGAAGGGGGATAACAGTAAGCCTTTTATTCTCGCGAATGCTGATGGCAACGTGCGCGCCTATATCTGGAAAGATAAGGGCGGTGATGGAATACACATCAATAACGGTATTGACGGCGGCGGCGATTATATTTTTCATAAAGATGGCGGTTTTCGTGCCCCTTCTTCCGTGTATGCCGGAGCTGCAAGGATAGCCGCTGACGGCAATATCTACGGTAGCATGTGGGGCAATCAGTGGCTGGACGCTTACCTGGAAAAGACCTTCCAGCCTAAAGGGGCCTACGGCAAAGCGAATACAGCGAAGCTCGGGGTCAATGGATGGTTTAAATGCGGGGACACGGGATTGATTATCCAGTGGGGTAAAACTGATAGCGAAAACTTTGACAGGAAAATCCTTCCGCTGCCCCTTCCGTTTCCAAATGAAGGTCTGTGGGCGCTGGGCTGGGTTGCTGAAGCTATAGGGATGGGTGAAGATCTATGTTCACACTCTGCCGGATTAGTCGATAAGGCGCATATCAAGGTTACAACTGACTACAACCTGGCTACAGCCAGGATAGCAATAGGATATTAATCATGTATTACTACAGTCCGGGTGAAAATGCTTTTTTCCCTGAAGAATTAAAACAGGACTATATCAGGGCAGGCAGCTTTCCCAAAGATACCGTTGAAGTCGGTGATGATGTCTGGCTGGAATTTGCAGGCAATCTGTCTCCCAAAGGTAAGCAGCGTATAGTTGGTACGGATGGTTTTCCAGCATGGGGAGATATACCACCACCAACAAAAGAAGATCTGATATCAGCAGCAGAGAAGCGAAAATCCTCGCTGATGCAGATTGCTACCGCCGCCATTGCACCTCTTCAGGACGCCGTAGACCTCGATATGGCAACGGATGCCGAAAAAGCGTTACTGCTGTCCTGGAAAAAATACCGCGTGCTGCTTAATCGTATCGATCTCGGCGCAGCCACGGATATCGACTGGCCAGACCTCCTTCAGAAACCAATCGCCAGAACCACGGTTTCAAGGCTGTTATCCACCGTCACCCTGACGATCCCGTTATCGACCAGATGGGCTGACTGTGATTGACGATCTGCATGAAAATTTATCGCAGAAGCAACATAGCCGATACAGAACAATCCCGCGCTGGGAAATTTCATGGGCAACGGGAAATCATAGGTTCCTTCCCTTTTATCTTTTCCATATCTTGCCCACTGAATAATTAATCCCGTGTCCCCGCATTTCCACCATCCATTGACCTCGCGCTTCGCCGTATTGGGTTTGCCGTAGGCCCCTTTAGGCTGGAAGGTCTTTTCCAGGTAAGCGTCCAGCCACTGATTGCCCCACATGCTACCGTAGATATTGCCGTCAGCGGCTATCCTTGCGGCTCCGGCATATACGGAAGAAGGGGCACGAAAACCGCCATCTTTATGAAAAATATAATCGCCGCCGCCGTCAATACCGTTAATGATGTGTATTCCATCACCGCCCTTATCTTTCCAGATATAGGCGCGCACGTTGCCATCAGCATTCGCGAGAATAAAAGGCTTACTGTTATCCCCCTTCATTCCGATTTGGCCACCCTGTGAAAGAATGTCGCCATTGACCGTTCCGCCAGTCCGTTTTTCCAGTGCATTTTTTGCACAATCTACCGTTTCCGTTAAACCAAGGTTTTCTTAAATCGGGAATTTAGCTAATATTTTTCCCAAAACCAGCGATGACAAGGCTTTCGGAGGGAGGTTTTATACTAAAATGGCAAAAATTGGCTATATGAGGGTGTCAAAAAATGACCAAAACACCGATTTACAGCAAAAATCCTTGATTTGTGCAAATTGCGAACAGATTTTTGAGGATAAAATCAGTGGAAAAACAGACCAGAGACCCGGATTAAAACGCGCGTTAAACTGCCTGAAATCGGGGGATACTCTGGTGGTCTGGAAGCTCGACAGGCTGGGTCGCAGCATTAAACATTTGATTACTTTAATATCCAATCTGGAAGATGAAGGTATTCATTTTCATAGTTTGACGGATGCCATTGATACCTCTACGTCCGCAGGCCGTTTTTTCTTTCATGTGATGAGCGCGTTAGCACAAATGGAGCGCGAACTGATTGTTGAACGTACTCAGGCTGGTTTAGCTGCAGCGAGAAGCAGAGGACGTATTGGCGGCAGACCTCAGTCGCTATCTTTTGCACAGCAACAGGAAGCTCAAAAATTATTGGCGAATGGTCATAGCAGAAAACAGCTTGCATTACTGTATGATGTTTCATTGGCCAGCATCTACAAATATTGTCCAGTTAACCGGAATGCTCGAACAGGCCAAAATGGCTTTGATGAAAAATGACAGTGTAATTTCGTTGCACTGATGGAAACAAAAGTAGCCTGCCATTTATCGCACGTTTTGGCTTCAAATATCGCACGCCGCATCAATATTCGTAACCGAGGATCTCACCAATCTCCTGACTGTGATGACCGGCGATCATGCGCATCGCATCGCTGTTATAGCGCGTGACGCCGTGGGCGATATCGCGCCCCTGCAGGTTACGAATGCGGATCACTTCGCCGCGCGAGAAATTGCCCTGCACGTCACGGACGCCTTTCGGCAGCAGCGAACTGCCGCGCTCCAGCACCGCCGCCAGCGCGCCGTCGTCAATGGTGATCTCGCCCGCCGGTGGCGCGCCGAAGATCCAGCGCTTGCGGTTTTCCAGCGGTGACTGCTGCGCGTGGAAGCGCGTCCCCATCGGTTTCCCGTGCAGCACATCCCCGATCACATCCGCGCGGCTGCCGGCTGCAATAATGATGACGTCAATGCCGGCGCGGCAGGCGACATCCGCCGCCTGCAGTTTGGTGGCCATGCCGCCGGTGCCGAGACCGGAGACGCTGCCGCCAGCCAGCGTGCGCAGCGCATCATCAATCTGATGCACATCGCTGATCAGTTCTGCCTCGGGATTGGTGCGCGGATCGGCGGTAAACAGACCAGGCTGATCGGTCAGCAGCAGCAGTTTATCGGTACCGCCGAGCATCGCCGCCAGCGCGGACAGGTTGTCATTGTCGCCAACCTTGATTTCCGCGGTTGCCACCGCGTCGTTCTCGTTAATGACCGGCACGATATGGTTGTCGAGCAGCGCGCGCAGCATATCGCGCGCGTAGAGGAAGCGTTCACGGTCTTCCATGTCGGCGCGCGTCAGCAGCATCTGCCCGATATGGATACCGTAGATGGAGAACAGCTGCTCCCACAGCTGGATTAAACGGCTCTGCCCCACCGCAGCCAGCAGCTGCTTTGAGGCGATGGTCGGTGGCAGTTCCGGCTAACCAAGGTGTTCGCGACCGGCGGCAATCGCGCCTGAGGTGACGATGATAATGCGATGACCGGCGGCGTGCAGTTATGCACACTGCCGAACCAGCTCCATCATATGCGCCCGGTTCAGCCGGCGCGATCCGCCGGTGAGGACGCTGGTACCCAATTTGACCGCCAGGGTCTGACTGCCACTCAT